CTAGTCACTGAGGCGTTGATCGGCCAAGCTGGTCCACGCTGTTGGTTGGGGTTGTCGTCGGCGGACTGGGTGATGGAGTCGCCGAGGAACACGAACCGGTTGCTGGGTCGCAGGGCAGACGTGGGCGTGGCATCTACGGGGTCGGGAATGAGGTTCTCGAGCAGGTAGGTATTGACCACATCGGGAAGCTTGCCGCTGTCGGCGTCGGCGGATACGAGTCGGGGGACACCCATGGGGACGACCTTTCGGTTAAACAGAAAAGCCGCCCCGATGTGGGACGGCAGAACAAGGGGATAGTGGGTTAGGGGGCGACGTATCCGTTACCGACTGACACGGCGAACTCGGTCAGCGGGTCGATCAGCCGGCGCGCAGGCGACTGACCAGCTACGACGACCGCACGTTTCAGTGACCCGTCAGCGTTCCGAACAATGGGCAGCGTTGACTGGTTGCCCCACAGCTTCACTGTGAACGCACCATTAGCCCATGTGGGCGATGCGAACCAGGTCGGGTTGTCGATGAACATGGGGACCGGGTTGTCGGGTATCTGGTCGCACCCGTGGCTGATGTGGTTGCTGTCCCACAGGTGCGCCTGGTCCAACTGGATGCTTGGGCGGATGTGTGTGATCTGCCCGCGCACCCACTCATGGTTGATGCCCGAGAAGCGTCCACCCGATCCGACGCCGGGATGGTTCGCGTTCATCTCGATCCGGATGTCCTCAGTCGTCGGATCAACAGTTGGTGTCGCGACCGTGCCCGCGATAGAGAACGTCAGACCCGAGTACAGCGCGTGGTGAATATACGACCGTTTGATCGTCGGACGCAGCGAACCGTTGAACCCAATGGGGGATGCACTGACCATCGTCCCGGCCTCGTCGCGACCGTCGAAGTCACAGTCCAGGTACGTCGAATCGACGGTCCGGTAGTCGTTCACCATGAATGTCTCACCCGTATTCGGGGAGTTGCCGCCACCGTAAGCAATGCCGCGAACCCGCACCCGCTGCCACACCTCACCGCGGCCCATGTAGTTGAACACCCCGCCCGCGAACATCGGCAGACCATCCGGCCCAGCCTGGGGCGCACCCAACACGGTCAGGTCCGACATGGTGCGGACCTTGCCGGACGCGCCACCGTTCGGGCCGAGACGCATGAGACCAGCCCCAGCCTGCTTGGGCCGTGACGCCATGTACGTGAAGCTGTTCCGCCTGACCCGCAGCACCGTCTTGTCGATCCCAGCGCCCCGCAGCCCCAGAGCCTTGGGTGCGTACACGGAGTAGTTGTTGACGTCGGCGTTGTCGACGATGGGGTACTCGCCGGCGGGGAGGACGACGCGCGCCTCCGATGCCAGCTTCTTCAGCGCGACCCCGATGTGCTGACCGCCTACCGGGTTCAGCGTCGACCATGCCACCTCAGGCAGAACAGGCAACGAATCCACCGTGTAGTCGACGGTGGCGGTCTCGCCCGCGACCGCCACCGTCACCCGGCTCATGCGGTATACACCGCCGTCTTGCCGTCGTCACTCTTGAGCGTCCACGTGCGGTCCGTGTCGGTCAGCTTCACACCGAACCGTCCCGTGGCAGTTGCCGTCTCGCCAACTGCGCTCACCTGCACGGACACGACACGCTTATCCGACACAACGGTCAGCTCGATGGGGGTTTTCGTCAGGTCGATGGTTGCAGTCAGCATTGGGGCTCTATTCGGCTCGGTGTTCCGGGGTGGACTCGACGGGCGTGTTCGGCACCACGTAGGTAGCCACAGCCGTGAGGATCGCCGCAGCGAACCCAAGCCACGGCCCGTACTCCTCAGGAATGAAAGTCGTACCCGCAGTGATCAGCGTGCCGATCAGGGCGACAAGGAATTTAGCGACGGACTGGATCTTGGCGAACATAGGTGCCTCCTAGGCGGTTCGTTTGTCCCGCCACACGGCAGGGATGGTGTCCTCGAGGATCTTGATATCCGCGGGGCTGATATTCGGGTGAAAGTCAGGGGCCGCCTGCAACGCAATCGCCTGGAAGACACGACCAGCAGCGAACAACTTGTTCCGCATCTCGTCGATCTGCAGATCCGCCTCACGCAGCTTCGTTTCAACCCGCTCGTCGATGTACTGATTCAGCTTCTGTTTCGAATCGCGCCCATTCGTCCGGAACGCAAGCACCGCACCAATGACCGATGCGCCGGCAGCGATGATCGCAATGACCACCCCACCCGGTGTCCACAATGCAAAATCCACTAGGCGCTCCTCCGTTCCCTGCGTTCCCGCCCCAGGAACGCCAGACGCCACAACAGGACACCTGCAACTGCGGCCACATAGCCGGTAATGAATCCGCGGATCTCCGACCCGGCCTGCGTCAACAGGAACAAAGCAACCGCGTACCCTGCCGACAACGCGAGGAGGCTCAGTTTCGCCGCAACCTCGAGCGCCCACAGTCGGGGAAACACAACCCCGACGAATGCCATGACGGTGGCCCCGATGAACAGGACACCAAACGACTCAGTCACACCGGGCGGCACGAACTGAGACAGCGACGGTGCCCCATACCGGACTGCCGACAGCCCCGAGAAGAACAGGACCACATCGATGTAGGGCAGCAGGTACCGTTTCAGGCTCCCGTACTTATCCTCATCCAGGGGGATCGCCCCCGGTGCCCAAATAGAGGCACGCCCAACCCGGGCAAACGCCCCACGTAGCTTGTTCATGAACCCTCCCCAGGGTTGGTGACTGTTCAGAAGTGCTTGTAGAACGGATCAGCAGGACGCTCATTCGAACCAATCGAACCGAACGCAGCCAGGTTGTCGACCTCCTGCACCGGCAGATCCTTCGCGCCCAACGCCGCCAACGTGTACCGCTGATCCGCAAGCTGCTTCTCCGTCTCAAGCCACCTCAGCGACTGACGATCCACAGACAGGAAAACCTCGGGACGGCTCTTCGCACGCACGAAAGCGAAACGGGCAGAACCGCCAACCACCGCGTCGCGCGTCTGGACGATCACGCGGCGCAGAGGATCAACCCCCTCAAGGCCCGCAAACAGGGCCGCATGGATACGAGCAAGCTGCTCAGACTGATCAGGTGTCATGTCGTCCTCCTCGGACGGTGCAGGGGTAGGAGCGGGAGTAGGGGCAGGGATGACTACGGCGCTCGAGCCAGCCGTGTCAAGAGACACACCAACCCAGTCAGCACGCCACTCGAAATGCCACGGCTCGCCCTTCACCGTGGGACGGAAACCGTACTTGCCGGCGCGCGAATAGAACTCACGAGACGCACGAGTGCCCGTGAAGCCGACATTGGAACCAACATCGACAGCACGCCCCGACAGGTGGTAGGCGTACGGAGAATCGGGCGACCATGCCGGGTTGAACCCATCCTTGCCAGCCCGGTAGCCGTCATACAGGTACTTCTGGCGGGCATACGTTCGGGTTCCCTCAGTGGCAAGAATGGCAATTCCCGTCGCCTGAGCAATGTCATCGACCAGAGCTTTCCAATACCGGGCGGCATCCGAATTCATCGTCTGCCCAGCACCAATACTCGACTGGGCGGCAGCAGTGTTCGCCATCACCACCCCCACACATGCACACCAAGACGAACGTCTTGGTTCGCCGTGTTCGGAATCACAATCTGCACACCGGTCAGCGTGATATTCCCGCCGTTGACCACAGGCGCAACCGAAGCCACAGCCATCGTCGTGAAGAACGGATGACCCACACCATTCGGGAACGGCGTCGGCCAGTTCACCGTCGCCACCGAAGCACCATTCGTGCGCGGCTCAGCATGGAAAAACTGCTGAATGATCAGAGCCGAATCAGGCGGGGTGACCGCACCAGCCGTCGTCCCGCGCGGCCCCGTGTAGAACAATTTCGTCTGCACCCACGACCCAGCAATACGGCGGTAGACCTTCTTCGTGGTCGTGTCCTCCCACTCGAGGCCCTCCCACACATCCTTACCCGCAGCCGCGTTCCGTTCCGCCGTGGTGCCGACACGACGGTTGCCAACCTTCGCCGCATAGTCAGCCAGGATGTTGCTGTCAGTGGCGAGGTCAGGCGCCCCACCGTCAAGGAACTGGGGCTGGTTCTTTGCACCAGATGTACCGTCCGCGGTCATTGAGTATCCTTCCGGGCGCACGAAAAAACCGGCACATAGGCCGGCTGAGAAAAGGTGGGTGGCTAGTTACGCCACGTGATGTCGAGAGCGCCCGTCAGGCTGTCCTGGCCCCGGCTCGCATAGATGTTGTACCCGCCGTGGTTCAGGCCGATCCCGCCACCGTTCGCCTTCAAGTAGTCGATGAAAGCCAACGGGATCGGTTGCCACCCGGCACGACCAGGCGGCTGATACGTGGCACCAACGAACGCCACAGAACCCGAGGGCTTAGCGGGCGACGTGTGCAACTGCAGGTTCGGTGACGCGCCACCCGTACGAGTCGCAGGCAAGTAGATGGCAGCCGCAACAATCGCCGCAGTATCCGGAATCGAATCCGCAATCCCCGTCCCGTAAAACCACGCACCAACCAGCGAATCGGACGCCCACACATCCGCCTTAGTCCAACGGCCCGACTGGAACGAACCCGTATCGACCGCAGTAAACGGCGGCGGATGGAACTCCTGAGCCGGACCAGGCGTGTTCTGATCAGGCGGCGTCACATTCGTAGGTGCCGAAATGGAACCCGTCACCAGCCCGCCGTCGAGATCCCACGTGATCGACACCTGGTCATTCAACGACGGCGTGTACGAACCAGCCACCGGAAGCGTGTACGTCACATCCCACGCCAGAACCGACACCCGTGGCGAACCCAACGCCGTAATCACCCCACGACCAGGCAACGAACGCGCCGGCCCCGTCACCGTCACCCGACCATCCAAAGTCTGAACAACCACAGGATGACCCGCAGGAGGCAACTGCTGAGCAGACACCGGCAACAAAGCCGTCGTCTCACCCAGATTCACCAACACCTGCGAACCCGACCGGGCAACCAACGTCCCCATCTTCATCCCCACAACAGGGACATTCGCCAACTGCTCAGTGATCCGGGCCGCGAGAGTCATACCAGCTCCCTCACCACATCAAGCTCCAAATTCATCAGGTTCGACGAACCCAACGAATGCGACACCACACGACCAATCAGCGGGTCACCAATACGGCGCTCCACCGAAACCATGTCGCCATCCTCAATCAGAGGATTCACAATGCACTGAACAGGCACCCGGTACGACTGCCCCTTCTGCGCCTGCGACAGGATCGCCTTCACCGCAGAATCAGCAGCCGCCTTCGTCTTCACAAAATCAGACGCGTAGTAGCGGGTGTACTCCCCATACGGCGACGACACCGCGAACGGCCCAGTCGTCACCTGAGCAACCGCGTAGATCGGGTTCCGGTCCGCATCCTCAAAGTTGCCTACGACCACGTTGTATATGCCCTCAGACTCCATCGTGTCCGTCAAATCGAGGATCGTGCCCTCATCGCCCAAGACCAGTTCGGCCACCACCGTCCCGCGGGCATCAGGCAACACCGACAACGCACCATCCGGGGTGATGTACGGCACCCCACCCAACGCATCCGCGATTTCCTCACACGCCTTCAACACGCCGCCCTGCTGAGCCTGATACACCGTCCCCGAAGGCACCGGCTTATCCGCCACACTCCGAACAACCTGCAACCCCGACAGGCGCTGCAGCTCGCCCCAACACGTCGCCCCAGAAGGCGGATTCTGCTCCGAACGGAAGCCCTTCCGCTCTACACCAATCAGCCTGTCCTCAAGCGTCAACGACACCCGAGACGACAACACAACTGGCGCACCCAGAACATCGACAACCGACTCCGACGACGACGGGACAGCAGTCACCCGGTAATGGCCCAACTGCACACGCTCCGAGAAACCACCATCCGTGAACACCTCAAGCGCAACGTTTACCTCTTGCCCTGCCACAGCAAGCTTGTCCGTGAACGATCGCGGCACCAACGTCGACCCATCATCCGACGAATCAACAATCGTGACCGTGCCACCGGACTTGATCTTCGCCTCAGAATCCCACTTCAGATCCCACCCGTCATCCTCTAGTCCCGCAGCCGTACGAGTCGCCCCATAAAACGAATCAACCACCAGCCGGGTACCAAAACCGCCACCCTTGAGGACACCCTTCAGAGCATCAGAACCAGCCCTCACAGCGCACCCCCCATCGTGTACAAACCAGAACCAGCAGGAGACTCAGTGAAACCAGTCGTCAAGAACATGCCATCCTCAGGTGCCTGCTGAGCCTGACCCAACGTGTACAACCCCGAACCAGCCGGCGACTCAACCGTCCCCAACGCCGGAACCGAACCATCAGCAATCCCGTAATTCCGGGCCACATCAAGCCGCGTCAAGTTGTACGCATCCACGTCAGCTCGAGACGCATAGAACGCATTCACGTCCGCACGAGTCAGCAACGAAATGAACAAACCAGGTGCCGGGGGAGCAACCTCGTCACCCTCCATCTCGGTGACAATCTGCGAACCACCCAACACGTACGTCAAATCCTGCTCACGCGCATCCAACACCGCAGCAAACAACGGGCGGGGAAGACGCACCCGATCCTCAGCACCAATCCGGAAACAGAGAACAGGCACCGTGTCCGAGTTGTAATCGCCGAGCATCGCCTGCAACCGGTCTGCCGACTCAATGTCATCCACGATCACATCCAGCTTCACACCCGACAGCCCGCGGCGTTGACCCGACACCACGACACCCACGCGGCGACCCTGCGGATAGAACACATCACCCTCAGTAGGCCGAGACAAGTCCCGCGCAGCAGACTCACGAAACATCACCTGCACCGCACCAGCCGGGTCCAACGGGTTATGCACCCACGTACCCAACTCAGCCACCGTCACCGACGCCGAATCAGTGAAACCCAGGCTCACACCCGACGAATTGAACGCCTCAGCCCGGTACGTCGCAACAACACCAAACGGCACCTCCCCATCACGACGCGTGAACTGCCCAGCCGTCGAAGCCCGAACACCACCACGCACAGTGAACTGCCGCCCACCCGCCGACCGGAACAACGTCAACGACGCCGTACCAGCCGGCAAAGAGCTGAAGAACACTTCAACACTCGGACCAGAACCACCAGCAGCCGGATAAGCCGTCAACACAGGTGCATAAGCCATCAGCGCACCTGCCTTCCCATACGGTTCGACAACTGGCCCTGCTGATCCGCCCGCGCAATCGAAACATCGATGTACTTCGTCAGGTCAATACCGCCCTTCGACTGGACCGTGACCGAAAACGACGGGTTTAGATCACCGAACGACATGGCCTGCGGAGCAATTGAGGGCGCGTACTGGACGGCTCCACCATTCGCAAACGCCTGCACGCCCTGCCCCTTAAGCCGGTTCCTAAGTGCGTATACGCCAGGCTGGCCACCGAGGCGGGCAACATCTTCGACCGTCAGAACGTGTTCGCCAGGTGCCAGAACTGCAGGCACCGAGTCGACGCCAATCGGCCCCGAACCAAACACCGCACCACCGTCAGCGAACGGCACACCGCCCACAGTCGAGGTAGCACCGCCAGCGCGGTTGGCTGCACTGATCTGCTCGTTGACCCGAATGTTCAGAGAGACAGCCCGGTCGCGGGCCAACTGATTGAGTTGAGCTTCAGCAGCAGCAACGCCGGTCAGTTGAGCAGCCGTTTGGATATTGCCGGGGATGAGACCCAGCTTGTCGGCGTACGCCTCAGCGGCCTGGCCCGTGACGCCGAGCTGCCCCTGGGCCGCAATCAGCTTCTGACGCCCGACCTCGATTACCGCACTTGCCGCCTCCTGTGATCCAGTCTGCGTGTATGTGGCGCTAGCCAAAGCCAGGGTTGAGGTAGCAATCTGATCAAGCGCGGCCTGGTTAGCCCGCCCCTTCTCAGTTCCCACATCAAGCGTCACTCCGTTCTCGGTCACAGCAGCCGACAAGTCATCCACTGCGGCTTCAAAAGAGCGAGTAGCAGAGTTCACATCAAGCTGCGCCGAGCCAAAGCCTTCAATCGCAGCCTTGAGCGCATCCACCTCGTCGGCGCTAGCAGAAGCTTGGCCGGCAAGGTTCGACATGCCCTCGGCCACATTCTCGGTGCCCTCAGCCGCGGAATCGCTAGCAGCCTTGGTGTCCTCAAAGGCAGCTTTGCTGTCGTCGAGCGCAGTTCGAAGATCAGTGATCGCGTCTTTCGCGTTGCCCGCTGCGATTCCCTGGCCTGTGAAAAACGAGCCAAGCGTGTTGCCGTCGTCGAGCTTTGCCTTGACGTCATCAAGAGCGTCGCCACCCTCAATGACAGCCTTGGTCAATTCCTTCTGCGAGACACCCGCCTCTTTCGCCGCAGCAAAAGCGCCCGTGTCTGCAAGCTTTTTGATGATCGCAGCCTTGGTGTAGTCCGTGAATGCACCTGTCGCATCGTCCAGACTGTCCGCAAGCTCGGAAGTGGTGGCGGCGATATCTGCTTGCTTTGCCACAAAGAAGCTGATGGCCAGGGTAGCCCCGGCAACGGCACCACCTACGAGGCCAATGCCGAGTGCTGCACCCTTGCCACTGACGCCCAAGAGAAC